GTGGATAGGGTCTTTTTGGAAAAACCGGTTTTTGTGCTCGAGTTTCCATTTTTTTTCTCGATTGCTCGTTGTGATCCGAGTTTGCCGCCGTGAATCCGGTTGCATTGGAGGTGGGCTATTCCTGATCCGTCGAGGCCGGGGGTTAGGTCGCCCGTAATGGCTAGTGGTGGCTCATGGTCGGCGCTGGCGCCTTGTGGGTTAGTGCGCGGCAATGTCATGTCGACGGGTGATCCGCACCGGATACATGTTGGCTCGCAATTGGCGAGCACCAATTTGACCCAATTGCGGTAGGCGGCGGTGCTCCGGCCTTGTTGTTGTGTTGTCATTGTGTCCGTTGCTTACCCATGATTATGCGGGATATGGCCTCTTGTGGGTACCCCTTGTCTTTGGCCTGCCCGGCTCGCATTAATCGTCCGGTGAGATCCTCTCGACAGTAGATACATGGCCATGCTCCTCGAGTGTTGTTGATCCACCCTCGGTCGCATGTTGTGTGTTCGCATTGGCAACCGGGTCGAGCGCAATGCGCGTCGTAGAGTGAATAGGTTACGGTTTTCGGTTGTTGTTGTTCCATGTTGTTTCCCCTTGTGTTTGTGTCGGCGTGATCGGTCTCGGGCGGTGGCCCGATCCCGCCTCCATTGGTGGTCGGTTTTTGGTATTACTTACCCTACCTACGGCGACGGCGTGTCGCCTTGTTCTACCCGCGGCCGGTGCTATTTCCTCCGTCATTCCGGTCAAGCGGCTACCTATTGGAGATCCGAGCGCATAGGCATAACACGCTACGACGAGAGTTATGGTGGCGTTTGTAGTGAATCTATGAGCCCGCTGGCGTCGTGTTTGTTGACCTCGGCTATCGAGCTCACGGCCTCTTTACTCATGGAGGTTAGCCACGCATTGACGGCGGCTAGTTTGTCGAGGTCGTCTCGTGTACCTTGTTTCCCGAGTATTGCGTGGATCGCTTTTACTTGTCCGGGCGTGGCCGGGTACATGCTCGAGCCTTTCGTTGGTGCTCGATATGCGGGTGCTGGCGTGTCCGTTTGTGTTTGCCATGGATCGTCGGGTATTGCTTCCGTGGTTCGCATTACTGTCGATCGTTCTTTAGCGTGTTGGATCTCGTCTAGTGTGGCAATGCTGGCGTCGATACCAATGCCGAGTGAACCAATCGCTCTCCCGTTACATGAGGTTTGTAGGTTCATTAATTCGGATCCTCGAGTAAATGGAGTCGTACCGGGAATAATTTCCCACGCTATGCCAATGCCGGGTCGTGGGTCGTCGGGTGTTCGGTAAGCGTATGCGCGGCCCATTACCCATTTTTTACCCTCGACCTCCACAAATTCCGGCGGATCCATTTGGAGAGATCCGTCCGGGTAACGAGCCATGAATAGTTTTATGCGGCTTGCGACGTCAATGTAGCCGTCGAGGTTGTACCCGCTCATGCTTTACCCCACATAAAACCAATGACGAGCCCACCTAATAGGCAAGCGAGGCCGATAATTGCCGGGCTCATGCGGTGCGCCTCCATACTCGTATAACCCGGCCGTTATTGGATTCGCGTGTGCTTACAACGAAATTACCTTGAGACTCGATTAAGCCTTGACTATTCCATGAACGGAATAGTGCCCCGATTTGATTTGGGTGCCCCAATGGTTTGCCTATTGCGTCAATCAAAACGTCGGCGCTAAATAGGCCACCTATTGCTAGCGATTTGCGAAATATGGTGGCTTGCATACGCCATTGAGGGTCGATTTCTGCGAGTACTTGTGTGTCCTCACGATCGAATCTTTCGCAATAGGTACACAATTGGCCGGTGCAATTGTGCCCCGGTCGATCGAGTTGTATGTCCCCAATTTGGTCAAATAATGTTTCTTGATCTTGCATTGTTCCCCTTTTCCGTCTAGCGACTAGTGTGGTGAGTGGCCGCCCCACTAGATAGGCGGCCACTCGGAGACGTCCTCGAGTCATTGCTCGAGGTATGAGGCTTCCCCTCCTCTGGAACGTCGTAGGGCTAATAGTGGTTAGCCGGTATGACATTGTCAATCACTTTGACGATTTTCGGGCGTGTTCGGCATTATCTCGGGACTCCACCTATGGGACATGGTGCGGCGATATGCGAGCGTTGGTTTTCCGTCTCGTATAACAACGAGTAGTTGTCCGGTTAGGTCAAGGTCGTCAAGCTCGAACGAGTAATAGGTGGCATTTAGCACGAGTGGCGTGTTTGATTCCAATGGTTCGCCCCCTTGCCGTTATCCCATGCCGTGTAAAATGCTCGATCTTGATAGTAGCGGTTCCATGTTTGGATAGGCTTATTTCGCAACGATTTTAGGTCGTCTATTAAACCGTCTTGAGTGCTCCTGGACTCTTTTATCATCATATAAACTAACCCGGATCGCCATTTAGAATCGAGAAATTGGTAGGCGCCGCTTGCCGTGCTAACGGTTGACCTTGCCCTATAGTTGAATCGGGATTCGCCGTGCATAATGCACTTGCGAACTTGTGCCCATTTACTGTCGTAATGCTGACCCGTGTAGAGACTCGGCTCGTAGCCTTTCCAATCTTGGGCCGCTGGCGAATGTGCCACGCAAGCGGGAGCGGTAATCATTGCGGCACATATGAGGATCTCGGCTATCATTCGACTACCTCAATAATTGTTACGGTGCTCGAGATCCTGACCCGCCTGCCAATAATCTCGTCGACGCTTTGCCGGTCGATCCGGCGTTGTCCGCCGGGCGTTGTAATGGCGTCTATTTGGCCGCTATCGGCGTATCGTCTAATTGAATCCCGAGAGACTCCGAGCATTTCGGCGGCCTTACCGGGTTTGATATATTCGGTCATTTGTTCCCCTTTGCTAGGGTTTTAGAGTACCGGCTATCTATTGGCTTTTCGTGCTTTCGCGAGGTCGCGTGTCCATTGTGCTTTAGTAATGGGTGATCGCGCCAAAATAGGCAATGGGTAAATGGATCCGTCCCGGTCCGCGTACGAGGTAAAACTAACGTGTATGTGGGCCTCGTGAGCCCATTTGCCGTGTCGCCATGTCCACCACGTTTTGCGGTAGGTTCCCGAGGCTATGCGGTTTTCGTAAACGACATATTTTATTCTTTTTGATCCGGGTAGGCCGGATCCCGCGTAGTCGATTAATTGATTGGCAAGTATTCGAGCGGTGCCGCCGTTAGACATAGTTCCGAGTGTCTCGTCAATGTCAATCGCGTGGACTACCCCGGCGGCGTTTTCGTTGTGATCGGACTCTCGAGCTTTGTGCTCGGCATTTCCTAGCCACCCGTCGGAGTCTTTTTGGCGTCGAGGCCAGCGTCGATCTATTTGATCGCGTAACGTAATTCCACCTTTACATAGTTTTGCCACTATCCACCCCATATCTTGTGTCGGCCGGGTTAAGTGCGTTAATAATTACGGGAATTACGGCGGCACCAATCCCAACAATGAGCGGGTGAACGTCGGCGGTTACTAACCATGAGGCCACGGCCCCGAGTGCCGCTCCGAGGGCTATTTTGAGTATTGATCCCTCCCATGTTTTTGCGAGCAATTGTTTCATTCTTTGTCCATTCCGACGTGGTCTATGAGGCGGTCGACTTTATGTGCGAGGTCGGCGAGTGATTGGCCGCCGTTACGATAACCCGGTTGTATTGATCGAGTGGCTTTTGCTATTTCGTCGCGGACTACGTTGCGGACAAGCCAAATCAAGCCACCACCCATAATGCCTAAAATGGCAAGTACGGTAGCGACTAGTCCGACATAGTCCGCTAGTGTCATTTTGCGGCGAGTTTGGCTAGGACCACCGCTCGTGCTCGTTCCGTGTCCGTCGAGCGTGTTGGTTTAGCCTTTTTTTTAGGCTTAACCTCAACCTCGGGTGGAGTATCGACGTGTAGTTCCTCATCTATTGCGCTCATTCGGTTATCTCCTCGTTTGTTGGCATTACAAATATGTCTAGATTTGGGTCGTATGTGTAGCCAATCCCGGCATATGCGCCTCTAAATAAACCGTCGATAGAGGTCTGTAAAAATTCGCCTGTAATGCCTAAACTGGCTATGAATGCCTGACCTATTGGCTCAGATTCCGGGAAGTCACCACCGCCGCAATCATCATCAGCGACAACGATTACCTCGTCAACTCGATTTTTAACTACTTGTGCAAAATATGCCATATTTATACCTTTACCCTAAGAATTACTATCCCTGAGCCGCCTGCACCTGCGGGATTAGCGGCGGCTGATCCTCCACCACCTCCGCCAGTATTAGCCGTGCCTGCGGTTGCCGTCACACCTCCAGTACCTCCGCCGTCGGTAGCGGTTCCTCCGGTTGATCCTCGACCTCCACCACCACCGCCCCGGCCGACGGCCGCACCAGTTATTGAGGAACTAAATCCAGCACCTCCGAAACCGTTTGCGTTACCGTCGGCACTTGCGCCACCACCACCAGCACCCCAACCCGCCGCGGGTGTTCCGCCGTTGCCTGATTGCGCTCCCGTGCCGCCGGCTGTGTTATCGCTTCCACCACCACCCGAACCACCGGCCGAGCCTGCTCGCGTAGCGGTATCCGAACCGCCACCGCCGCCACCAATACACGCAAACTTACCGTCGGCAACCGTCAATATTTTTATGGAAGTGTTGCTCCCATTAGTTCCTGTGCCTCCGCCCGCGGCCCCGCCTGCGCCGATAGTGCACGTATATGTGCCCGTTGGCAAATAGACGTTATTTTGGAAATATCCACCGGCTCCACCACCGCCGCCGCTACTACGACCGCCGCCGCCACCTCCCGCTATTACTAACAAATCGGCCGATCCCGCCGTTGAGATTGTAAATGTTCCCGTTGAGAGTAGGGATAAATATTTGTAGTTAATGCCGGAGTCGGTATAGGTGCCGGTTGCCGTGTCGCTAAAATTGGCGTTACCCGCACCACCCGAAAAAGGGACAAGAGTCCATGCATTTGATCCGGTACGGATCGCGGTAGCGGCTCCATATTGCGCTATCGTTGAGGCGGTATTTGTGACGGTCACCCCCACACCACCATTGACAGTAAGCGCACCCGCCCCGTAATTGACGACTCGAATCATTGTGCCGGTTAACCATGTTACCGAGGCTTGAGGCGGGATAGTAAATGTTTTCGCGCTCGCGTTTGTTGCCGTTGTAATGTTGCGAGCGTCGCCGAGGACAAACGTGTACGTGGCGCCGCTTTGCGCGTTGTCCGTTGGTGCGTTGTCGAGTTTTGTGTCGACTTTATTTGCTAACGCTAATGAGGTTGCCGGGTAATCGGCCACCAAATCGCTTGCCTCTACGTATGGGCTTCCGCCCGACGTCACCGCCATGTCATCTCCTTATGCCGCTGATAATGAACCATTAGAAATTATTTCAAACCATTTTGCCGTGTTAAATACGTCTTGCCATTGTATATCCGCGTAAACCTCGCCCCATGTTAATGTCTCAAAACTAAACCGCGGGTCGGACAATGACAAGGTGAGTATGTGTTGTCCTGGAGTATAGATTTCGCCCCAACCCTCGACGATTCCAGCAAATGCCGCCTCGGGTGCCGGTTGTGGCAGATTAAGTATTGATACCTCCATGCCGCTTACGAGGAGCATTATTTTGTCACGGGTTGGCTGGTCGAGGTTTTGTATCATTATGCTTATTGAGCCGAGATTCCATAATGGATTGGCTTGCGCGGTAATAATGTTTCCGGCTCGCTCGATAACGTCGGCGGCGTTTTTGATATCGGTTTGTAGGCGGTATTCGCGTAAACCGTAGGCGGCGATTGAGGCGGCGTCGGTTTGCGTAAATTCGTGTGTCTCGTTGTGGCCTAGGACTGTCACGGAGTTAACTAATGATTGCCTTGTTTTAGTCCATGTCGGGGTAAAAATAATTCCGTCGTCGGGTACGAGCGTCGAGGACATGTTTACCGGGTAGGTATTCCAAGCGGTTGTGGCGTCGGCCCATGCGTCTATTTGGCTTGACCACGCCCCGGCAAACGTGGTCGTACCTCGATCTCCATATGACTCAAATACGATCCGGCCGTAGGGATCGTCAAAATATGTCCCACCATTACGCTCGGCCAGACTAGCCAATTCGGTTAGTGCTTCTGTCGGAGTAATGTCTACACCGGTAATCGAGTGTAAAATAGTAACGGAATCCGCCCCATTTAGGTAGGGTAAACCGACGGCTGTTAAAACCTCCTCGACTCGTTGGGAGACGGTTTGTTGCGGGTAGCCGCTGGCCCCAACCTCTGTAAATCCGACGCGGGATAGTTCACCTATTCCGGTAATGGTGGAGACGGCTATAGGCGGGTCGCTTGATAAATGGGTTATGGTGACGTCGGAGACTTGACCGGTAAACCGGTGAAATCCGTAGGCTTTGATAACAAGTTCGTCGGATATTTCGACGTCGACTCCGACGGATCCTCTAATGATAATTTGGGAGTTTGACGGTTGAGGGTTGGCGGTTACGTCGGAGCGGCCGTGTTGTATTTGTACTTGGTACTCGATTGTCGCCAAATCTAGTGGGACATTGTTGAGTAGGATTTCGCTTATCAACCGAGCACCGGGGTAACCGGGAGGCCGTTTCGGGCGTCGGCGGATCTGACTAGGTTTTGTAGTGCTTGCGCTACGGCGGCGTTGGTGAGCGCGACTTGTCGTTGTTGTGCGTTGGCTACGGCCTCGGCCCTGCCAGCGGTACCGGCCGCCTCAACCTCTCGGAGTGCGGCGGCAACGTCGGACATTAACTCGGCCCTAAATGCGGCGCCTAACGGTTGGGCGATTTTCTTGCCGATTCGAGCTAATCGGGTGACGTCTTTAGCCATTTGTTCGGAGATCGAGTCGACCATTGTGAGGGCCGATTCTTGCCCGGCCGTCATAAATTCGGGTACGAGCCCCTCGGCAAGTGTTTTTGTGGTGGCTTGAACGTTAACCCATTTTTCATTTAGTGAGGCGAGTAGTCCTTTATCGCCGAGCATTGCTTGTCCGAGGCCGCCACCAATTTCGGCGCCTTGTGTGGCTAGGTAGTCGATTAATGATTGGTCGACGCCTTGACTTTGTAGCGTTTCGAGTACGTTACCAAACCATTTAGCGTCGTTAATCATGTTCTCGAATCCGGCTACTACACCGGACCCGAGGTCACCCCCGGATTCTTTGGCGGACATAAACGCTTTGCCAAGATCTACACCGGCTAATAGGTTGGTTTGCATGTTGCTCGTAAACATAACAATTGCGTCGTTTGCTTTTGTCAGTTCACTTGTCCAATAGGCGAGGTCGGCCCGGTTTGTTTTAAGTATTTCGTTTCCGGTTTCGAAAGTTTTTGTTAGTTCCTTTTCTCTTGCGCTTAATTTCTCAACCGCTGAACTTGTGGCGCCTGTCGCTTTTGCGGCTTCCTCTTGATCGAGTGTGTATTCACCGACATAGGAGTTGACTTGCGCTTGTCTTGCGGCTAAATCTTGATAGTCTTTGTTAGCATTTTTTAGGATTGTATTGCCGACCGAGTGTGCATTTAGATACGCAATATAGTCTTGTGTGCTCATGCGTACGGCACCGCTTAAATCGTTCCATTGCGGTACGGCCTTTCGAGCTTCGTAGGCCGATAAACCGATTGCGCTTGCGGCGGCCTCGGCCCCGTCGGCGGCGTTATTAAATTCGTCACCGACGAGGGCGGCAATTATGCCCAATGGGTTAAAATATGCCGTTGTCCTAATGGCTTGATTTTCTGACCCTTGTAAACCTCTAATAAAACTGACGGTATTTGTGTAGGCGCCTAATAAACTTGCCCCGGTTTCTGCCGCTTTGATTCCAAAAGTGCCGATTGTGGAACCGGCCGCTTCCGCTTTTGGTTCTAGTTCCGCTAGTTTTTTGGCAAATTGATCCGTACCCGTGGTCGCGGATTGGATCCCGCCGAGTAGCCCTCGGCCAAATGCTTCGCCTAAATTGTCGACCGCTTGATTCATTACCTTTAGTCGGCCTCGGAAAGTGTCGGCCGATTCGGCGGCCTGTCCGCTGAACGTGTCGGACAATGCTAAAGTTATTGCTTCCATGTTGCCGGATTTGATTATAGATTGATCTATGCCGCTATTAAGTTTTCCGAGTGCCGCGGTATTACCGTCGTATGCTTTACCAATTGCGTCGGTTACTTGTGTGAGGGTTTTCCCACCTCCCGCGGCGATGTCTTGACTCAATTTGAGTAATTCCATGGCTTCCGCCGTGTCACCTACGGACCTAATTAAACGATCGTACGCGGGTCGTAATTCGTCGTCGGCCATACCGGTTGATCGCTCGAGGACCGAGATAAAATCCTCGACCTTTTGCGTATCGTGTGCGAGGCCGACGTTTTCGAGGGTTAGCGCAAGTTTTCTCATTGCCGCTTCGTCGTCGAGTGCGGCGTTAACTCCGTCGACGGCCATTTTGGTTGCGAGGCCAGCGACGGCAAAACCCGCTCCGATTGCGGCGGGTCCGAGTATGTTTTTGAGGGATCCCGCGAATCCGGTTAGTCCGGTTTGTGCTTCGTTTAATCCCGCCCTAAATTTTTTGAGGTCGGCCGCTACATAAATAGTTAGTGTTTTACCGCCATTAAATGCCATTACATTACCAACCATTTTAGGGCGATACGGTCAACCGCTTGTGACCACTCCTGGAGTGCGGCGTCTTGATAATTTCTCGAGTAACTAATCCAATTTGTTTGCTCAAATGGTGCAAACGAGTTGCCACGTTGACCCGAGCTCGACGGGTACCTAACCATATTAGGGGTACCGCCACCACTCATCACTTTACGTTTGCCGCCAATTTTTACGCTAGGCAAACGATCCGAACCGGCCCGAACACTATCGGAAATATCCTCACCCCATGGGCCAGCGTAATTAAGTGCCGCCTCTTTCCAAACGGGTACCATATGCCTCTCGGCGATTGTTTTAGAGGCTTGCCGTAATTCTTTTTGGGCCTCTTTACCGAGTGCCCTAAAATCGCGTAGTAAACCATTGAGTCCGCTCACGCCAGATTCATAGATTGCCATTGGCTATCTCCTCCTCGATCGTGGCTATTAATTCCGGGTCGTACTGTAAAACCTCGTGAAACGGTCGATTTATTCTTAAGGCTATTCGGACGATATGCCGACGGTATCCCCCGTCGGGGTAACTTTTGGGAGTTCCGCGTCCACAAATATATTGTGATCGTCGACCCATTTCTCGATTACTTTGTAGGTGACGCTATTCCGTCCGATTACTTTGGCGTACGCCAGAATTGCCATAACGGAAAAAATATTGTCCGCTCGTGTATCTGTCGCCACTATTTGCGACATGTATACGCGGTCGTTTTGGTTGACGTCGAATATTTGTGATTCGCCGTTATCAATAACTACGCTAATGCGGTTGTACATGGTTTCCCCCTTGACCTTATGCGAACACTACGGAACCGGTGAACGAGGTCGAGCACATTGCGATTCCGTCGGCGGCAAATGTGACCTCGGCGGATTCGATCGACATGGAGGCGCCTGTCCATGATCCCGTGGTGCTTGATACGACCACGGCGACGGGAGTTGCGGCGGCGATTGCCGTTTGTAGTGCCTCAAATAGTCCACTATTTTCGTCGTACAAAAATTCGAGACTCATGGTGCTATTGAGGTCGGTTTGGTCAAACGCAACGCTTGAGAGAGTTTTAGTGCGGACGATTGTTGGCGTTGTGGTGACGGTTCCCGACGTGATTTGATCGGAGTACGCTACGGCGGGTGTGCCAACCTCTACTACAAACGCGGCACCGGCTACGGAAATTGCGGGCATTTCTATACCTCTTTCATTTGCATGGAGACATTAATCTCGGTTGATATAACGGTGCCTTGTGCTCCTAGGCTTAGGAGTTGAGGCGAGTTTATTACGTCCACAAGGACCGTATTAGGTAACGCTACGAGTAACGTATCTATTGCGTCCTCCGTGGCTTTTGTGGCTGACTCGTTAACGCGAGCGTTAATGTTGACGAGGAGGCGCCACCGGATCTCGTAATTAAGGTTTGAGCCCAATCGGTTTGGTCGGATCCATGGAGAGTCGGGTACGCATACGACCGACGGCGTTATTGGCGTGGCCGGCACCGTGTCATAAATTTTGTAGCCATTGCCGGTCAATGCGGCCACAATTGTTTCTCGACTTTCCGTGGCTAGACTCAACCGACTACACCTTTCATGTCTAAATACGGCGCCAGCACTCCCATAACTCGCCGGGTTAGCCATACCGACAATCGATACGGTCCGGGGGTAAAGTCGACCGATACCGCTTCGCCGCCTGCACTTGATCGAGCTTGGAACATTTCCACGGCGACCGACATTGCGGCCTCTTTACATGGTGAGGGTTCGTCGTCAAGTGCGGCGGTTGTAATAAGGTAGCCGATTAGCAGGCTTGCGGCGTCGGCAACTTGATCGAGTGTCGCGACGGCGGCGCCGTCGTATTCAATATCTAAGTTGTCGGCTAGTTCCTCGCCGGTTACGAGTGCCATGCTAATCGGCTACCTTTCGGTTAGACGTTGGTTACGCGGACAATGCCAGCGGGTAGGTATGCGGCGGTTGTGCCGTATCCGTAAATGCTGATATCGCGTCCGAGTTGTGCCACGTTTTCGGCGGTTGCCAATCGTGGTCCGTCCTCGAGCCAACGAGCGGCCTGCCCGTTGGTGACGATTGCGTTGTAGGCGGCGTTTGTGTCGAGGTACTTAGCCCGAATAACGGGTAGGCCGGACACGTTGACGCGGAGAGTGCTTGCGGTCGCGACACCGGACACGTTTTGGACCGTGTAGGGCTCGGGCTGAAATGTTGACCAACCGCCAATTGCGACAAAAACCGCGGTTGAGACAAATACGGCCGACGCGGGTACGCCTGTAGCGTCCTCGCATGTAACCGACGCCTCAAAAATGGCTTCTCGGAATGCGGCCCCGGTTGTGTCTGCCGCGAAATCGTAGTCTTGGATTCCGGTACCGTCGTCCCATAGGTCGGCGGTAAATTTGCGATCCGTAACGCTTGCGTATGACGCAAGCATGATCCGGTTGTGAGCGTCTAAGTAACTCGGGCTTGACCGCTCGAGGAGTTGGTATGAAATATCGGATCCGGCGGCGTAAGTGGCTAGAGTCGCGGTGCCCTTTTCGAGATCAATGCGGACCGAGTTAACCTCACCCTTTTGATTGGCTTGCGATTCTACAATCGAGTTTAGGTTCCCGTCAAAATAAGGCCAATTGATATCCATGCCAGCGGTTCCGGCGGACTCTGGCCCTCCGACGCCTTGGATTACTCGACGGCCGAGATCAATTATTCCGCGCACCTCAAGTTGCCAATTCGGCGGCATTACCCCCAAATTGTTGCTGGTAATTTGGTCGACGAGTGCTCGTGATTCGACCTCGCCAGCGGCTACGGCTTTTGAGTATTCACCGAATGAGCGGTATTTGGCTAGTGGGTGCTCGGCGCTTTCGCTTGTGAATACGCGAGCGTGGATTGTTCCCATTTCCTCGCGTAGGTTTTTGACGGCCTCTCGGGCCTCTTGATCGACCGAGACAATCTCGGTCGAGTCGATTGTCTCGGACATTGTTGTATCTCCTATTTCTATTTCGGGTTCTGTTTCTCGGATTCTGCTAACGCCAGCATCTACGTAAGCAGGGTAAGGGGTGAGGCTGACCTCTAATAAATTAGCGGCCGTGTGTTGTATTGCGTCTCGAGCTTTACTCATTATTGATTTAACCGGGTTAAAACCTACGCTTAATCCGCGGATCGTATTTGTTCGCGCTAGTACGGCGGCGTCGCGTCCTAGGCTTGTGTCCACAATGTCAAAATCGATATATAAACCGTCCTCGCGGTTCTCGGCACCGGTGATAATTCCGACGGGTTCTCCGTGTCGGTATGCGAGTGGTTTGCCAATTACATTAGCGATATCGAATGAGCCTGGACTAAATGATTCCCGTACGCCACCTATCATTGTTTCGGTTCCGTAGGGTACGGCCATGCCGTGTCCGCTTCCGACAATGTCTCCGGCCGCGTCCTCTCGTTCTTGGAATACTACGGTCGATTCGGTATTGAGTTGTTTCATTTAGATAACTCCTGTCGTCATAGAGAAAACTCCCAATGTTGGTAGGTCGAGTAGCATTTTGGCCTCGTCCTCGGTAAGTACACCGATCGGTAATAGTTTGGTGATGAGGTCGGCTAGTTCGACCGGGTTTGCGCGTAAAAATGCGGTTGTGTCAAATTTGATCGTACGACCTCGAGGGGTAACGTCTGGCATGGATAGGCGTTGCTCGAATAAGTGCATGATTGGGCGTAGTGCCGTGTCGAGGAGATTGCGGTATAGGTCGACGCGGTTGGAATATGTCAAGCTCGAGCCGGGTACACCGGCCCCAATCCAAATTGGGTCGATATTGGCGAGCCTTGCGATTGCGATTGCGGCGAGGTTTTTGTTATCAACTAGGGCAACGTCTCTGGCACTAAATCCCATTACTTGTGCGTCGATCGTGTTGTTGAGGTAGGCGGTGCCGCGGTTTTCTCGGGCTTCCTCCCATGCCATGAGTAATGCCTCTACTTGTTCGGCGGGGAGATCCGGCCCGGAGTTTTTGAGCGCGACGGTCGGTATTGGGGTACTTGAGTACATGAGGGTTGCGGCCTCGAGGGCGGCGGCGGTCTGGATTGCGGTTGCTCCGTTGGCAAGCCAACCGCCCTCGCCGGATCCGTAAAACTTAATCACGTCTCGCGTGGGTACTTGTCGAGCCAAATAGTAAAATGGGTCCGCTGGCGGTTGATAGTTTTCGGCTATGCCAACAAATACGGCCGGGGTATCAATAACGTCCTCGACCCGCATTACCTCAATGCTCGAGGGAAAACCGTCAAATGTGCGCTCGGTCACGAGCCAATATGCGCGGTCGTACATGAGGAGATCCGAAAGTGTGCGCTGGATAACCGAGGCGTATGGATAGATTTTTGACGGCATTTGTAAAAATGGGCGTATAACTACCGGCTCGTCGTAGCGGTATTCGCGTAGTGGAAATGCGCTTATTGTGTGAGTGTAGGTTTTGAGGGCGTCGACAAATGCCGGGATTTGCATAGCGGTTTGGCGATTGGTTCTTGTCCCGAGTTGGTTTGCGAGGAGTGCGTAGAGTCCCGCCGATTCGCGGACGTGCGCGCCTGTAGGACTCGCGTCCAATGTCTGGGAAATAGACTCTTGAGCGCGCACGACCGCTAGGGCTCGGGGGAACACCATGGGCCCATGTTAGGCGTATAGCATGAGTTACCCGTGTTGATTAGTATTTGCGTGGTTTATGCGTGTCGGCGTGTCGTTATCCTGTTCGGCGTCGATATTTACTTGTGTAGATTGTGGCAACGCTTCGAGGAGCTTTGGCGGCTTGACTTACGGCGAACAAAACCGCTCGAGCGGCATAGATTCCGTTACCACGACCCATTGGGGCGGTGAGCACCCAACCGCCTTGCCGCATAGATATCTTGGAGTTGGCAAAGTGTTCCTGGAGTACTTGAGATCCGTCGTGCCGTAATTGTTGGCGGCTAAATAAATCTTGTAATACTTGTGTGGCGCTGACCGCTTCCCGTTGTCCTACGAGGGCGTCGAATTTCTCGCGTAGCCGGTCGACATAGCCGGGAGTGACTTGCACATAGATTGACGGGTGCTCGGCTCGTATTTTGGCTAATTGTGCGTCGACCTCGGCCATGGTCCTATGGGTCGTTACCCTTATAACTATGAGGCCGTCCGCGTTGGGTGCGGCAATTGCCACGGCGTGTCCCATGCCGTCAAAATCGGTTTCGACCGCTACGCTCCATACGGCACTCTCGTCTAGTAATGCCTCCGGGTCGAGAGTGCCGTTCCACCATTTGTCGAGTAGCCAATGGTCGGATCGGATAACCCATTGATTGCAATATTGCCGCCTAAATGCTGACTCCTCGATACGAGCCCATTGTTCGGCGAGAAAAACTTGTCGTTTGTCGCTCCACTCTGGCGAGCCCCATTTCCATGTTTCTACGAGTGACGGGTCCGCCTCGGCGGGTGCTGACCACTCGAGGAGTAGGACGCTCCCCGGTTCCGGGTCGTCTAGGCGGTCGAGGGCT